GAGGAATCTACGGAAGAACAAGAATAGAGGTAAAAACCGGTATAAACGTGTGATATATACTATATATCAACACATTAATTAAATTAAATTATGAGCAAAATTAAAGAAAGCGAGCTTAAAAAGCTACAAGAACTAGTTTCAAAAACTAATCAGCAACATTTACAATTGGGTCAATTAGAAACCCAAAAGCATGCCATCTTACATCAATTAGCTGATTTACAGCAAGAATTTTCTAATGTACAAGTTGAATTAGAAAAAGAGTATGGCAAAGTATCTATTAATATAGAAGATGGGACCTATACAAAAATTGAAGAAAATGAATCTGATAAGGAAGATTAGTATAGGTAAAGATTATAAGAATGAAGCGATGCATTACTCCGTAGGCCAAGAAGTTTACGGAGGGCATCTCATTCATCAAATAATAGAAGAGGAAGAAAAGTACTCGGTCTATATTGAAAAAAATAATGAGATATTGCCATGGAAAGATTTTAATAAAAATATGGCAATTGCAGTAGAATATAATTTAGAGTATTAATGAGGAGCGTCTATAATTTTGTAGTTAAACCTAAACTGGGGAGACATACATCAAAAAAAGAAATAGACGGAACTGAATTAATATTAAATACAGAATTACAAAATCACGAATACGTATCAAGGATTGGAATAGTAACAGCTTGTCCGAATCCGAACAGCACAAATATAAGGGTTGGTGATGAAATTATAGTTCACCACAATGTATTTAGAAGATTTTATGATATTCGTGGTAATGAAAAAAATAGTAAAAGCTATTTTGACGAAGATATTTTTTTAGTTGCGCCGGATCAAATATTTGCCAAGAAAACATTTGATAAATGGGAACCTTTAATTGGGTTTAATTTTATAGCTCCTATAGAAAATAATGATAAATTCTCTATTGAAAAAGAAAAACCATTAGTTGGAATCTTAAAATACAAAGACCCCACAATACCTGTTTTAGAAGAAAACGATGTTGTAGGCTTTAGGCCGGGGTTTGAATATGAGTTTATTATTGACGGCCAAAAATTATACCGCATACCTACGAATTCAATTACAATTAAATATGAGCATCAAAGAGATAAAAAAGAGTATAATCCAAGCTGGGCACAAAGCAGTTGAGGAGCTTATAAAAGTAGCTGAAGAAAAAATCATTACTAATACAGAAGATGATGTTTCAGCGGATAGGCTTAAAAATGCGGCCGCAACAAAAAAGCTTGCAATATTTGATGCTTTTGAAATATTAAATCGTATTCAAGAAGAAGAGGCTATACTTGATAATAAGCCAATTACTGAAGAAAAAAAATCATTTAGTGGTTTTGCAGAAAGAAGATCTAAATAATGTACGAGCAAACTTTATACAAGGTTATTGAACCTATTAAAATAAACGCTCTAAAAAGAAACAATAAAGCAAAACGCTGGAAATACGGGTACAATAAAGAGCATGATGTGGTTGTAATAAGCCATACGGGGCAAATAGGAGACGTGTACGAGATTCAAAACCTAAAAATAGCTTTACCGCCAGTTCCAAATAAATTGGCTGTTAAAAGCGACAAATGGGTTAAAGAAGAATATCCTAAAGAGCTTAATAGAATTAAGACTATATTTGATTGGAAAAGTTATCCAGAAGATTTCCAAAAAAAGTGGGAACCATATATAGACGAAGAGTTTAAAAGAAGAGAAGAAGGATACTGGTTTTATAATAATGGAACACCTACATATATAACAGGTACTCATTATATGTATTTGCAATGGAGCAAAATAGATGTTGGGGCGCCTGAATATAGAGAAGCTAATAGATTGTTTTTTATATTTTGGGAAGCTTGTAAAGCTGACAATAGGTGCTACGGTATGTGTTATCTTAAAAACCGTCGATCTGGTTTTTCTTTTATGGCATCAGGTGAAGTTGTAAATCAAGCAACAATATCTAGTGATAGTCGCTTTGGTATATTATCAAAGTCTGGGCCGGATGCAAAAAAAATGTTTACAGATAAAGTAGTGCCAATATCGGTTAACTATCCTTTTTTCTTTAAACCAATACAAGACGGTATGGACCGTCCAAAAACAGAGCTTGCATACAGGGTGCCAGCATCTAAGCTTACAAGAAGAAATATAACATCAACAGAAAGACCCGAAGAATTAACCGGACTTGATACAACTATTGACTGGAAAAATACAGGTGATAACAGTTATGACGGTGAAAAGTTAAAATTGTTAGTACACGATGAAAGCGGTAAATGGGAAAAGCCGAATAATATTTTAAATAACTGGCGTATTACAAAAACCACGTTGAGGTTAGGTAGCCGAATTATAGGTAAGTGCATGATGGGATCAACATCAAACGCATTAGACAAAGGCGGTGATAATTTTAAAAAGTTATATTATGACTCAGACGTCACCAAAAGAAACCGCAATGGACAGACTCGCTCAGGATTATATAGTTTGTTCATACCTATGGAATGGAATTACGAAGGATTCATCGATTCTCATGGGATACCTGTATTCGATACGCCAAAAGAAGATGTTAAAGGACCTTACGGGGATATAATTGACATAGGGGTTGTAGAGCATTGGGATAATGAAGTTGACGGATTAAAAGGTGATCAGGATGCACTTAATGAATATTACAGACAGTTTCCAAGAACGGAAGAGCATGCTTTTCGTGACGAAACTAAAAATAGTTTATTTAATCTAGCTAAAATTTATGAGCAAATAGATTATAATGAAAATTTAAGGAATAGTGCTGTAATAACAAAAGGAAGCTTTAGTTGGGAAAACGGAATAAAAGATACCAAGGTTATGTTTACGCCAAACCCCAATGGAAGGTTTAAAGTATCTTGGGTTCCATCTGTAAATTTGCAAAATAAGCAAATAGTAAAAAATGGCGCTAAGTATCCTGGCAATGAGCATATTGGAGCATTTGGGTGCGACTCATATGATATATCGGGAACTGTTGGCGGGCAAGGATCAAAAGGCGCATTGCATGGGTTAACAACATTTAGTATGGAAGATGCCCCCGCTAATACGTTTTTTCTTGAATATATTGCAAGGCCACAAACAGCGGAAACATTTTTTGAAGATGTGCTTATGGCTTTAGTATTTTATGGGATGCCTATACTTGCTGAGAACAATAAACCAAGACTTTTATATTATTTGAAAAGAAGAGGCTATCGCGGATACTCGATGAATAGACCTGATAAGATATGGAATAAGCTTTCGGTGGCTGAAAAAGAAATAGGTGGCATACCTAACTCAAGTGAGGATATTAAACAAGCTCACGCTTCAGCAATTGAAACTTATATAAACTCCCATGTTGGTGTAACTAACGAAGGGGAATACGGCACAATGTATTTTAATGAGACATTAAACGATTGGGCTAAGTTTGATTTAACGAATAGGACAAAATATGACGCCTCTATTAGTTCAGGATTAGCAATTATGGCTTGTAATAGACATTTGTATAAACCTATAGCTGAAAGGCAAAAGCAACCATTAAACCTAAAATTTGCTAGATTTGCAAATAGCGGAACAATTTCTAAAATAATAAAATAAATATGGCTGAGTCAGTTGTAAAAAGTTTTTTCCCTAGTCAAGTAGCTAGTGACCAAGAAAAGTTAAGCCTAGAGTATGGGCTTAAGGTCGGTAAAGCTATTCAGGACGAATGGTTTAAAATGGATACAGGAACAACACGGTATAAAAGTAATCAGCATTCTTTTCATAGATTAAGATTATATGCTCGTGGTGAGCAAGGTATACAAAAATATAAAGATGAATTATCAATTAACGGTGATTTATCTTATTTAAATTTAGACTGGAAACCGGTTCCAATTATACCTAAATTTGTAGATATAGTTGTAAATGGTATATCAGAAAGAGCTTTTGATATTAAAGCATATTCGCAAGATCCATACGGAGTAGCCAAACGTACTGATTATATGGAAGGTATACTAAGAGATATGCAAGCAAAAGATCTTAGTGAATTTGTAGAGCAAAACTTTGGTATATCAGTTTATGAAACCGATATTCCTGAATTACCTGAAAGTAAAGAAGAGTTAGAGGTGCATATGCAGCTAACTTACAAACAAGGTGTTGAATTAGCGCAAGAACAGGCGATACATACTATTTTAACAGGAAATAACTATGACCTTACTAAGAAGCGAGTTATTTATGATTTAACAACGATAGGTATTGGTGCTGTTAAAAACGTGTTTACAAAGTCAGAAGGCGTTAAGGTAGAGTATGTGGATCCTGCTAACTTAGTGTATTCTTATACAGATTCACCATATTTTGATGACATATATTATGTCGGCGAAATAAAAAGCGTTCCTGCTAACGAGCTTAAAAAGGAATTTCCTGACTTAAGTGACGAAGAGCTTGGTGATATATTAAAACAATCTTATAAAAGTTCTGGTTTTTACGATAGAACATTAACAAATTACGATCAATCAGATAGTAATACAGTTCAAGTTTTGTATTTTAATTACAAGACTTATATGAATGAGGTTTATAAAGTAAAAGAAACATCTACAGGCGCTAGCAAGATTATTTTAAGAGATGATCAATTTGATCCACCCGCTGAGGTTTTAGAGGGTAAGTACGGAAAGATGTCTCGCTCATTAGAGGTACTTTACGAAGGGGTTTTAATTTTAGGTACCAATAAGCTTTTAAAATGGGAGCTTGCTAAAAATATGATGCGACCAAAAAGCGACTATAGTAAAGTTAAAATGAATTATAGTATATGTGCACCACGCATGTATAAAGGTAAAATTGAATCGCTAGTAAGCCGTATTACCGGATTTGCTGATATGATTCAATTAACACATTTAAAATTACAGCAAGTATTGTCAAGAATGGTTCCAGATGGAGTTTATCTTGACGCGGACGGTTTAGCGGAAATTGATTTAGGGAACGGAACTAACTATAATCCGCAGGAGGCATTAAATATGTTTTTCCAAACAGGTTCTGTAATTGGTAGATCATTTACGCAAGAAGGAGATATGAATCCTGGTAAAGTGCCAATTCAAGAAATTACATCTGGCAGCGGAGGGAATAAAATACCTCAGCTTATAAATACATATAACTACTATTTGCAAATGATTCGCGATACTTCGGGATTGAACGAAGCGAGAGATGGAAGTACACCAGATAGCAGAGCGTTAGTTGGTATACAAAAGATTGCGGCTGCTAATAGTAATACAGCGACAAGACATATATTAAATGCTGGGTTGTTTATTACAGCAGAAACAGCTGAATGTATAGCATTAAGAGTTGCGGATATTTTAGAGTTTTCGCCAACCGCAGAGGCATTTGTGCAAAAGATTGGGGGGCATAATGTTGCTACGCTTCAAGAAATGAGTGAATTGCATTTATATGACTTTGGAATATTCTTAGAATTAGCTCCAGACGACGAAGAAAAGCAAATGCTAGAAAACAATATTCAAACAGCGTTGTCGGCGGGATTAATTGATTTAGAAGACGCAATTGATATTAGAGACGTTAAAAATATAAAGTTAGCTAATCAGGTATTAAAAATACGCCGCAAAAAGAAAGTAGAGCGTGACCAAATGATTCAGCAGCAAAATATTCAAGCGCAGGCTCAAGCAAATGCACAAGCACAACAAGTTGCTGCACAGGCTGAGGTACAGAAACAAGCGGCCATTACAGAGCAAAAATCTCAATTAGAGCAGATCAAAGCGGAACTTGATATGAAAAAACTTATGCAAGAAGCTGGTTTGAAAAAAGAATTAATGCAGTTGGAGTTCCAAATGAACATGCAGCTTAAAGGCATCGAAACTGACGCTTATAAGCAAAGAGAAACATTTAAAGAAGACAGAAAAGATAATAGATCTAAAATGGAGGCTTCACAGCAAAGTGAACTTATAGATCAGAGAAAAAACAATTTACCTCCAAAAAACTTTGAATCAGCGGGTAATGACATAATTAGCGGTGATTTTAATTTAGGTTCTTTTGAACCCAAGTAATAATAAGTAAAGTAATTATATAATATTTTATCATGGAAAACGCAGAACAAAAAACTGTAGTAGAAGAAATTGTTGAGCAAAATACAGAACAAACTACAGATCAAGCTCAGCAAGAAGAGCCACAAAAGCCATCTAAGCCTAAAAAATTAGTTAGCGAAGATGACGATAGTGTGGTTAAATTAGATTTAAGAAAATTTAAAGAAGATGCCGTTCAAGAGCAAAGCCCAGATGACAGCGATGATGTTATCGAAGAATCCACAGACGCGGAAAGTAGCGAAGCAGTGGTTGAAGAAATACGGGACACCGAACAAAATGAAGAGCAACCCGTTCTTGAAGAAATAACAGAAGAAGAAGTTCAAGAGCAAACAGAACAGTTAACAGAAGATATAGCTGAAGCAGTTGCTGAATCAAATGAAACCGGAGCGGCTCTACCGGAAAATATACAAAAAGTCGTAGACTTTATGAATGATACAGGTGGTAGCCTTGAGGATTATGTTAGACTAAACCAAGATTATTCACAATTAAATGAAAATCAATTGTTGCGCGAATATTATGAAGCAACAAAACCTCATTTAGATAAAGAAGATATTGAGCTTTTAATGGAAGATTTTTCGTATGACGAAGCTTTAGACGACGAAAAAGATATTAGAAAAGCTAAAATTGCTTTTAAAGAAGAAGTTGCTAAGGCAAAATCTCATTTAGAAGGAATGAAAAACAAATACTACGAAGATATTAAAGCTGGATCAAGGCTAACACCTGATCAACAAAAAGCTGTTGATTTCTTTAATAGGTATAATAAAGAACAAAAAGAAACGTCTGCTATAGCTGAAAAGCAAAAGAAAGTGTTTTTAAATAAAACCGAAAGCGTATTCTCAAAAGATTTCAAAGGTTTTGATTATCAGGTTGGGGATAAAAAATATAGGTTTAATGTTAAAAACGCTAGCGAGATTAAAGAAAGCCAAAGTGACATTAATAATTTCATAAAGAAGTTCTTAAATGAAAATAATGAAATGTCGGATGCTAAAGGTTATCATAAATCTCTTTTTACAGCTATGAACCCAGATATTGTAGCGCAACACTTTTATGAGCAAGGCAAAGCCGATGCCATGAGAGAAAGTATGGCTAGGACGAAGAACGTAGATATGGCTCCGAGAGGGACTCATGAACAAGTCACTTCTTCTAATGGCTGGACGGTTAAAGCTATTAATGGGCAAGACACCTCGAAATTAAAAGTAAAAATAAAAAAATAACTTAAAAATTAAAAATTATGGCATTAGCTGGAAGCGGAGCCGAGCTTAATCACTTGACTCCTCGTCCTGTAAAAGGACTTTTCGGAGACAACTATTTGTCTCTAACTGATTTAGACTTTACACAACAATTTTTGCCAGAAGTATACGAAAAAGAAGTTGAGCGTTACGGAAATCGTACGATCGGTGGATTTTTACGTATGGTAGGCGCTGAAATGCCTATGGCTTCTGACCGTGTTGTATGGAGTGAACAAGGAAGATTACACATTGCGTTTGATGATGCAACTATTTCTAACCAAAATGGCGGAGTAACTACTGTATCTTTAGCGTCTGCTGCAGATGCTTCTCTTATCGCTGATGGCGCTACTATTGTTATCGCCTCTGGGGTAAAAGTTGTAAAAGCGCGTGTAAGTTCTAAAACCGGAGCAGATCTAACTGTCGCTCCTTACGGTGCTGCTGATTTAGACGCATTAGGAGGAACCGGAGCAGGTGATAATGATTTAACTGGCGTTAAAGTATTTGTTTATGGTTCTGAATACAAAAAAGGATCTGGAGATGTAGGTAACTCTGTAGATGCTAAATTCACTAAGTTTGAAAACAAGCCAATCATTTTACGTGATAAATATAATGTAAATGGTTCTGATGTTGCTCAAATTGGATGGGTTGAAGTAACTACTGAAGCTGGAACTTCTGGGTACCTTTGGTATTTAAAATCTGAGCACGAAGCAAGACTTCGTTTTGAAGATCAACTAGAAATGGCAATGGTAGAAGCTGAGCTTGATGATACAGTTGGATCACTAGGCGCCGCTGGTACTGCAGGATATAACGGATCTGAAGGTCTTTTCGCTGCTATTGAGTCAAGGGGTATTGTTTACAACAACGCTGACTTTGATGGTATCGCGGAAACTTCTCTTGGGAACTCTTATGCTACTACAGCAACTGGTTTAGGCGAATTTGACGATATTTTAGCTGAACTTGATAAGCAAGGTGCTATTGAAGAAAATATGATTTTCGTTAATAGAACCACTGCGCTATCAATCGATAATATGCTTGCTAAGCAAAACGCTCCTTATGGTGGCGGTACTTCTTACGGTGTATTTGAAAACAGCGAAGATATGGCACTTAACTTAGGATTTAATGGTTTCCGTAGAGGTTCTTACGATTTCTACAAAACTGACTGGAAATACTTAAATGACTCTACTACTCGTGGACTTGTTGGTGACGTAGAAGGTGTAATTGTACCTGCAGGCGTATCAACTGTTTATGATGAGCAATTAGGTAAAAACATCCAACGTCCATTCTTACACGTTCGTTACCGAGCTTCTGAAGCTGACGATCGCAAGATGAAATCTTGGATTACTGGATCAGTTGGTGGTAACTACACTAGCGCTAATGACGAAATGAATGTACACTTCTTATCTGAAAGATGTTTGTGTGTTCAAGGAGCTAACAACTTCGTATTGTTAAAAGCTACTATCTAGTAACAACCAATAAGTAAGGTTTACCCTCGATGAAGCTTCGGGGGTAAATTCTTACCTTTTATACACTTATTTAATTATATTATATCATGGCAAAAAAAGTAACAGCAAAAGAAACTGTTGAGGTTGCGCCTCAGCCAACTGTAGCAAAAACTGCACCAGTTCAAAAAACAAAAGAAGTACAGGAACCAAAAGTCCCACAATGGGAAATTAGAGATAGAATGTACTTTTTAAAAAATAACAAACGACCATTAATTTTTACACTGCCCGCTAGGCACAGTGCTAGAAAACCTTTATTGTATTTTGATGAAAAAGAGGGTGTTCAAAGAGAATTGCGATATGCAACAAATCAAAACTCACCTTTTGTAGATGAACAAAGAGGAACAGCAACACTTGGTCGTATTGCATTTAGAGATGGGCAATTATTTGTGCCTAAAGAACAAGTAGCATTACAAAAACTACTTTCATTATATCATCCTTTACGCGATCAATTTTATTACGAATATAACCCGGTTCAAGAATCTGTTAATGAGCTTGATTATATTAATATGGAAATTGATGCTTTAATTTTAGCTAAGCAATTAGAAATTACGCAAGTTGAAGCAATTTTACGCGTTGAGTATGGTAGCAAAGTTGACAAGCTAAGCAGCAGCGAATTAAAAAGAGATATTTTAGTTTTCGCTAAAAGAAATCCAAGTTTATTTATTGAACTTGCAAATGACGAAAACGTTGAGCTTAGAAACGTTGGCGTAAAAGCCACGCAACAAGGAATTATTAAATTATCTTCAGATCAAAGAACCTTTACTTATGGTGATACCGATAGAAAGTTAATGACAGTTCCTTTTGATGAACACCCATACTCTGCATTGGCAGCTTGGTTTAAAACCGACGAAGGTATGGAAGTTTACAAACATATAATGAAAAAATTATTTTAAACACTCTTATAGCGGTTAGGCCGTCTAAAGAGGCGGCTTAATCACTATAAAAAATTAATATGGCAGTAAGTGTAGATACAGTATATCAAAGAGTTCTTGCAATACTAAATAAAGAGCAAAGAGGCTATGTTACGCCGCAAGAATTTAATCTATTTGCAAATCAAGCGCAGATGGATATATTTGAGCAATACTTTTATGATATAAACCAATTTGGCAGACTGCCAGGAAATGATACCGAATATTCGGATATGTTAAGCGTGCTTAACGAAAAGATAAGTTTATTTGAAAAAGAGTCTACGTTATCTTATTCTAGCAATAGATTTCAAGTACCATCTGATTTATATCGGGTTGGTACTTTAATATATAATGGAGCTGAAGCAGAGCGGGTAAATAAAAACGAATATCTTTACATAACTTCTTCACCTATAGCAGCTCCCGGTGATGACTTTCCGATATACACTAAAGATGAAAACGGATTTAGAGTATTTGGATCTTCAGAACTTGACAATACCGCTACTGTAACTTGTAACTATATTAAACAACCAACAAAAGTTGAGTGGAAATATCAAATGGTTTATGGCGAGGCATTATACGATGCCACATATTCCGTTAACTTTGAATTACACCCATCCGAAGAAACTGAACTAATAATAAAAATATTAGCTTTAGCAGGATTACTGGTACAGGATATAGGTGTATACCAGGTAGCAGCAGCCGAAGACGCTAAAGATGAACAACTTCAAAAATCGTAACATATGGGATTATTAGATAACCAAACTCAAGAACAATATTACCTAGGAGCTGATGGCCTTTGGAGCAGTAATGATGAGTCTTACGGTGCGTACCAATTTGTTACATTAAAAAACATTGTAAATAACTTTATAGTATCTTATGTTGGTGAAGAAAAAATAATATCAAAAGTTAAACGTACCGATGTTATATTTCATGCCAAACGCGCTATTCAAGAATTTAGCTATGACGTATTTAGATCTAGTAAGTCACAAGAAATAGAAGTGCCTCCAACGTTGCACATGATATTGCCTCAAGATTTTGTAGGGTATGTAAAACTAAATTGGGTTGATAATTCTGGTACAGAAAGAATAATTTATCCGACAAGAGATACAAGTAATCCATTGCCGATATTGCAAGATGATAATTATGAATATTTATTTGATCAGCAAAATGGTAATATATTAACCGCTAATGAATCTGAAACTTGGAAAAGATTTAAAGCCGCTCCAACCAGAAATTCTATACTAGAGAATAACAATAACTTTGATGTATTAGCTGAAAACCATCACGGAAGACGGTATGGGTTAGACCCTGAGACCACACAGAGTAATGGTACATTTTATATTGATCCGTTAAAAAACATTATACATTTTAGTGCTAATTTAGTGGGACATGTCATTACTTTAAAATATATTAGCGATGGTCTTGGCAAAGATGAAGATACCATAGTGCACAAATTTGCTGAAGAAGCTATTTATAAGCAAATTGCTTACGCTATTCTATCTACTAGAGCAAATACTCCAGAATATATAATTGGACGCTTTAAACGCGAAAGAATGGCTACTAAAAGAAACGCTAAATTAAGGTTATCTAATCTAAAACTTAATGAAATTGCGCAAGTAATGCGTGGTAAATCTAAGCAAATAAAACACTAAAATATGCCTGAAATAGTTAGAGCTTTCGGTCGAGGTAAAATGAATAAAGACCTTGACGAAAGAATTATACCAAATGGCGAATATAGAGATGCTTTAAACCTAGAGATTTCAGCATCTGAGGATTCAGACGTAGGTGCTTTTGAAAATATTAAGGGTAATGTCGAGTTGAAAAATAAAACTTACGACATAAAAACTAATACGTATACATCTTGGGATCCGACTAACGCGTATATTTCAGATTTATCAAATCCAATATGTATAGGGTCAATAAGAGATACTAAAACAGAAAAAATATATTGGTTTATAGCTTCTGATGATACTAGTGCGATTGCCGAGTATGATCAAACTACAGATTTAGTAAGACCAATATTAGTAGACAAAAAAGGCATATTAAACTTTTCAAAAGACTATTTAATAACCGGTATAAATATACTGGAAGACTTTTTGTTTTGGACAGATGACCAAACAGAGCCGAAAAAAATTAACGTAATAAAGTTCGGTATAGGGTCAACTAATTTTAATACGCATACTAAAATACCTAGATGGGCTGAAGACTCACAACTATATTCAACCAACTTAAGCGGTAGACCGGATTTTGAGGAAGAGCATATAACGGTTATTAAGAAATCACCGCTAAATGCGCCTGCAATAAATTCGTCCGCATCATCTTTTGGTAATAACCCTGATGGTACTGGTATAAACGGAACAGGTATAACTCCTATTATAGCCATCGCTAACTCTCCGGCAGGAACAGGTACATTTAACTTCACATACCTCCCAGACGCTGAGGAACTTACGGAATATGAATCTTTGCCAACTTACGGAGAATATCAAGCAAATTTAGCTGAGGACCCAGAATATTATAATGATAGTAATATTTCGAACGGTTGGGATGGTAATATTGTATTTAGTGTAGCCCCTACACCGGGTAATGATCCAGAAACAGGAAACTCTGTATGGCAGATAGGAGATATTGTTAAATTGTCTGGAACATATGAAGATAACAATGAGACTTTTGAATATAGCGTAACTGTAAAAATAGTAGTTATAGTTGGCAGCGCGGTATATGGTCAAATCCAGGCTATATCTAGTGATATATTAAGAATTACTGATATTGGCGCCGATTACGAATTGATAGAATGGGAAGCTGTCTTAGTGGAGAGTAAGCCCATGTTTGAATACGTATTTCCTAGATTTGCGTATAGGTGGAAATATAAAGATAATGAATATTCTTGTTTTTCTGCATTTTCAAAAGTAGCTTTTATTGGGAATGAGTTTAAATATGTTTCTTCTGATGGGTACAACATTGGTATGACTAATAATATCCGTAAGCTAATAATAAAAGATCTAGATTGGGGAGACGAAGAGGTAGAAGAAATAGAAATACTATATAAAGAATCCAATAGTACCACAGTATATTCTGTAGACTCTATAAAAAGATACGATTATATAGGAGATCCTAATGGATTACCTACAACATTTTCTATAACATCTGAAATAATTGGACGCGTAATAGAGTCCAATCAAATGCTAAGACCATGGGATAATGTTCCTAGAAAAGCTAAATCACAAGAACTTATAGGGAATAGAATTGTTTATGGTAATTATTTACAAAATTACAATGTAGATCCTATAAGTTTAGATGTTGGTTTAGAGTCAGATGAGCACCCATACGCAACATATCAAGGCGAAGAAGAGGAAAATCCTTTTTTAAGGATGCCGTCAGATTCTTTAAAATCAATAAGAACATACCAAGTGGGCGTTGTGTTTAAAGACGAGTATGGTAGAGAGACTCCCGTTTTTACGGACAAAACAGCTTCTGTTAAAATAGATATAGAAAATTCAGATAAGCTAAATAAATTATCCATATCTCCAGCTGGCGATCCGCCTGATTGGGCTACTCATTATAAGTTTTTTGTAAAAGAAACGTCAAATGAATACTACAACTTAGCTTTAGATAGATATTATGAAGCTGAAGACGGGAATGTGTGGCTTAGTTTCCCTTCTTCTGAGAGAAATAAAGTGGACGAGCAAACATATTTAATATCTAAAAAGCAGCATGATAATGACGTAGCAATAGATGAATTAAATAGATACAAAATACTAGCTATAGAAAACGAAGCCCCTGAGTTCATAGCTACATTTAAAAGAGCTATTGCCCAAAGTGATGTTGGAATTTTAACTGGATTTGAGCAAGATTATACTTTATTAACTTTTAATGGACCAACAGAAGCTGCAAATTCGGCTTTTGCCCTTGGTTTTGTATCTGGTAACTATATTAGAATAACCAACGGAGGAGCCACGACAGATGATTATTTAATAGAGAGTGGTGGTAGAACTGGGCAGGGTAATCAATATTCCGTTAGAATAGCAAAGCCGCTAGGCTTAGATGCTGCTTTTCTTAATGATCTAACTGGTGACGTTACAATAATAATAACAAATCCATCTGTAGAAAGATTACCTGAATTTGAAGGTAGATTTTTTGTAAAGATAAATAGAGATTATGCTTTTGACACTAATATAATAGCCTCATTCAATAAAGGCGAAAAACAATATGGTGTTTTAGGCGAGATGGAGGTATCCCACAAAAGAATAGGCAATAAAAAACCACCAGGCGGATGGGCTTGGTTAGATAACGGGGCCGGCTGTAATGGCTGTTGCTCTAACGGCGCAAAAAACGGTTCATCTCTTGGCGGAAATGGCAATTTTGGCATACATAGAGATGATTTTGACCCCCCTATAAAAGGAAATGATTATTTTGGATTTTTACAAGGGTGGAAAACAACCAACGATCAATTCCCTAATGTTGATGGGGTTATGGCTAAAGTTGGGGCTCAAGTTAGATTTGTCGGGCCAAATGGAGAGATTTCAGAAGTTTACACTGTTGAACAATTTCAAAAAGGCAACGGTAGACGCGGAAGATTAGATGGGTCCTCTGGTTGGTTTTCAGGCGGGCCTAGCTGTAATGATTGGGGTGATCAAAGAGAAATTCCTTCTAATAAAAGGGTTGAATATTGGTTTAAATTAGACCGAGAGATAAAGGATGATTTTTTATCAAAAAACAACTGGCTACCTATGCTCGGGTGGAACGATGGAGTTACAAACTCACCGTGTATAAAAGTTCAAGTTGTGCAAGAATTAGTCAGTGACGGTAATAAGCTTTTAACGTCAAGTAATCCGGCTATATTTGAAACAGAACCAAAAGAGGCTGTTGACTTAGATATATACAACGAAGCTACTGCGGCTTTACCGATATCTCAGTTTAATAATGTTTCACAAATAATAAATTACTCGAACTGTTATTCTTATGGTAATGGAGTAGAGTCTAACAGAATTAGAGATGATTATAACGCTGTTACTATAGATAAAGGACCTAAAGTTTCAGCACCGCTAGATGAGCCTTATACGGAAGAGCGAAGAGGATCTGGAATGATATATTCTCAGATATTTAATTCTACATCAGGCATCAATAGACTTAATCAATTTATACAAGCTGAAAAAATAACTAAAGACCTTAATCCCACCTATGGCACTATTCAAAAGCTGCACGCTAGGGATACTGACCTTATATGTTTAACGGAAGACAAGTGTTTTAGAATATTAGCTAATAAAGATGCTTTATTTAATGCAGACGGCAATAGTAATGTTACATCAAACTTTAATGTTTTAGGCCAAGCTACACCATATCTTGGGGAATTTGGTATATCAACTAATCCTGAGTCCTTTGCGTCTTATGGATTTAGAGCGTATTTTACAGACAAAGCTCGTGGCACTGTTGTAAGGCTGTCTAGAGATGGCATAGAAGAAATTGCGATTAAAGGCATGGGTGATTTCTTCTCTGACAATCTACCATACTCTAGTATATTAATTGGTAGTTTTGATGATGTAAATAATGCTTACAACTTAACATTAAATGGATTATCTTCTGAGTGGCAAAAGAAATTAGAAACCGGAGTTTTTGATAGAACTAATTGTGATATTCCGGATGATACTAGTGATAATATTACAGAAACGACTTTAACATTTAAAGAATCTAATGACGGGTGGGAAAGCCGCAAGTCATTTATACAAGAAAGTGGCTTAAGCTTAAACGGTGAATACTACACTTTTAAAAACGGGCTTTTATGGAAGCATAGAGCTAGTAATGTGCATAACAACTTTTATGGCGTACAGTATGATAGTTCATTAAACTTTATATTTAACGAAGGTGCTGGCAGCGTAAAAGTCTTTAAAACATTAAATTACACCGGAACAAAAGCACGTGATTATAGCTATAATGTATCGGGTAGTAATAAAAAGTACAATTTAGCTGAAATACAAGCTGGCCATTTAGTACCTTCAAATGAAATTGTTGAACCTGGGTGGTATACTAACTGGATTAAAACAGATTTACAAGAAGGCGCTTTAAAGACATTTTTAGACAAAGAAGGGAAACATTTTAACTATATAAAAGGATTAGACACTTACTTTGATGACAATTGCGACAATAACGTTGATTCAAATGAGTTTTCCGTTCA